TGTAGTGCTTGAAGCCTTCCTTCTCACACCACTCACCCATTGTTATCTTACCACCCTTCCGTACCTTCTTGCTAGGGTTTGACAATACAAAGATGATCTCCCACTCAGGCATTGAGTCTCTAATAGCCTTGTACTTCTGTGTGTCACCTACTCTAAAGAATCCTTTACACTCTATCAGTACTGCCTTGTCTTCGTGTACGAAGTCCGGTATGTATTGTCTGTGTGTAGTGTAGGGCAGACCATAAGGTTCAAACTTGTACTGCCCATCTAGCTTCTCTGATAAGTCCTTCTCTAGCCCTGACCTAAAACCCTGTTTCATCTAACACAAACTCCCGTACTCGTGGCTCGTTGACTACCTTGCACAGATACTTAGGCCCGTAAGCATAGCTAAATACTCTTAGGTCTGGGTAACAGTGTGCTTTAAACTGACAGTAAGAACAACCAATGGCCAGCTTCATGTTACCTGACTTGCCATCAGGCACAGGTTCGTAACAATAAGCTGTAGGTTCTGGCTCTAATACCATTGCCTTGATCTGATCAATCCTGTCAGCGATAGGCTCCTTAAGTTTAGTGTTATCTGTTTCTTTAAGGTCATACTTAAGGTAAGTAATGTGTCCGTTTGCTTTGTCCATAGCCAACCAACCAACCTTAGTCTGCCCGCAGGCGTGACCATAGGCTTTGATCTGATCTATGTAACCAAAGGGATCGTCATGTACTAAACTACCATCCTTAAACTTCTTAAAGCCAAAGGCGCTGGCTGACTTAACGTCTGTAACTATCCCGTCAATAGAACAATCCATGTGACCTACGATTCCATTTACTTTACACACCTTCTGTTCATCCGTAACAGTGTGTCCAGCCATGCGAGTCAAGAAGAGCAACATCTCTTCGATCAAGTGACCATACATAAACTTGACATAAGTATGAGGTTCCAGCTCCTCTCCTTCAGTACCATTGTAATGGTTCCAAAGGTAACGGTCAGTGCGGCCAATGTTAGACAAACGTAACAGTCTATTATCCTCTCGCTTCTTCCGACCAAACTCCGTTCGCATCAGTGATTTAACCCCTTCACCAAAGCGTTCTATCTCTTGCTCCACATCTACAGATGGGTCAGCGTCCTTGCTTTCCATCAGAGCGTAGATGTCTGCTACTAAAGTTTCAACATGCTTCATCGAACTCTCCTATGACTGTATCTAACCACCGCTTAGCTGTCTCTACGTCACACTTGAACCACTCATTGCGCTGCTCAAAAACATCAGCTAGCCTGTTGTGTGTTTCAGCTTCAGTTGCTCTACGATCTGGTGTGTCTACTGTATAAGCTAACGTGTAATCTCTGTAAGGGCTTGAAGTTTGATAACCGCCTAGCCTATCATCTGCATCAACAGCCATGCCTACCTTAACCCAACCTTCCCATGCAGGGTTCGTGATTATATACACCTGACCCTCTGGGCTAGTCTTGTAGTTCTCTAAGGAACTAAAGGCTGCATCTTCAAAGCCCTTGTACTTGCCTGCTTTGTACAGAGGGTGTTTCTTAGAGATGTACTTACCGTTAACAAACATCCTAGAATTTAACATAGGTCTTTGAAAGACAGACCAGCAGTTCTTGCATCTACATCCTCTACCTTCTAGGTGTGTAAGATAGGTATTACTTGCTGTCAAACGAACAGCACAGTCCACACAATCTCTAATGCGTGTCTGCCCATGTGTTTCCAACTTTGTAATCTCCGGCGAGGGGGCAGTTGAGCTTGTAATAGGTTCCGGCAGCTTCAACACAGCTTGTTGCCAGCCTTCCGAAAACCTCTGCTTTCTCTTCTCGTACCTCTGTCTGGATCTCATCATGTATGTTTCCTATTATGTGAAAGTCTATACCCCATAGTGTAGCATACTCATGCAACAAACACAAGGCTTTCTTCATTATAATAGCACCAGCCGACTGTAACAGGCTGTTCAGTGCCGCGTGGCTTGATCGTATGGCGACCCTTCTCCTATCCAAGCCAAGAACATAGCCTCTTCCAGCCGCCAGTCCAACTCGTTCTCGTAGGTCTCCAAGAGCAGGCGTATTTGCAAGGAACTTTTCTTTAAGTCTCTTGCCATCCTTTGCAGTTCCTCCAACGATACTTCCGATCTTGGCGTCTCCTGCCCCATAAAGGAAAGCGTAGATGAAAGTCTTTGCTTGATCTCTAGTGTCAAGGCCCGCAGCCAACTGGTTTGCCGTGTGTATATCTCCGTTGAGTATTTCATTTGTGTATCCCTCATCATTCATGTAGTGAGCAAGCATTCGTAGCTCAAGTCCACTGGCATCCATACCTACCAGCTTGTAACCTTTGGGTACTGTCCACACATCACGACACTGTTTGCCGTAGGGTGAGTAGACTGCTGGCACCTGCCCCATGTTTGGACTAGAGTGTGTCATACGGCCCGTCACAGCTCCGTTGGGATTAACGTACCCATGTACTCTACCTTCGTCCGTGACTGCATCTAACCAGCTCTGCACCTGTGCGATACGCTTCTGTATCATCAGGTACTCACCAATCAAAGACGCTTGTGGTATGCCCTTCACTTCCCGCAGCACTGCCTCGTCAACGATGGCCTGTCCTGTCTCAGTAAATTGCTTAGGCTTCCAGCCAAAGTATTGTAGGTATCTACCTATCTGCTGTCGTGATCCTAAGTTAAACTCTGGAAAATCAATGCGACTAAACTCGCCACCGACTACTTCCCAACTGTCACCTAAGAACTTCAGACCCACAACTGACATCGCCCCGTCCTTCTTAATCTTAGGGCATACTTGTTTTACAAAAGTAGGTAAAGGTTTAAAGACTTCATGTACCTCATCCTCTAAGTCATACTTCTTTTCTTTAAGTTCAGCAAGTAATACAAAGGATTTCTCTTGATCTAAAGTCCAGCCTCTTTTAATTTGCTGTGATATAATTGCCTGCACTCGATGCTCAAGGTCAATACTCTCACTTCCAAAACCACTAAGCTCAGAAAGTAATCTCTTGTACACCAGTTCATTAACTCTAACATCTTGCTTACCATACTCCACCATGTCTTGCGTAAAGTTATCCCAATCATCATGCTCTCCTTTGGGGAATCCTAATCTCTCACCCCAGCTTCCTAGTGAATGCCCACCGTCCCGTGAAGGATCAGCAAGGCGTGACATAACTAATGTATCTGACACAATGCACTTACTAAAGTCAGTAGCTAACAACCTTTCGCAGACAGGTATGTCAAAGTCAATAATGTTATGTCCAATTACTCTGCACTCTCCCATATCTTTAATGTACTGGCTAAAGGCAGAGACTGTATCGGCTGAGAACAATACATACTTATCTGTATCTCTCTCGTAAACCCATACTAACCATACTTTGCTAGGGTTTAAACCGTTGGTCTCAATGTCAAATACTATCTCTCGCATTTAAAACTCCGCTTTGTCATCCGATGCTGGACAGGCTGTCTCAATCATACGGCCTGATTCATTATCATAGTACAAGTAACAAGCTGGCCCTGTCAACCCCGCAAACCTGTTCTTCAGGACACGGACAGTAGTAGTGTTACGGATAGTAGCATCAGCATGTTGCTGGTCTCGCTCTAATCCAATCACCATGTCACTGAGCTGTGCGATAGCTGCACTGCCTCGTAACTCACCTAAGCTAATCTTACCGCCATCCTCGTGCGCCTTCTGACCTGATGGTCTGCGGAGGTGTGACACTAAGAACAACCCAACGCCTGTCTCTTGTACAATCTTGCGAAGGTTAGTCATGATACTGTCGATAGCCTTACGCTCGTCACCGTTGGACTGATCACTGACTACAATACTGAGGTGATCCAAGATGATCCACTTGCAGTCAAGACCCTTGGCCATGTAGCGTATGCGTCCTAACAGATCGTCCTCACTGGTACTACCGAAGTGATCCAGTAACTGCAAACGACCTAACCCAAACGTCTGCTCCCAGTAACCACGCTCTGCCTCTGGTGTAACCTTGGCGCGTACCTCTGGTATGTGCAGTAGCTTGTTGGCTTCAATGGACATGATACCTAACGTAGTCTTAGGTATGTCTTCTTCCAGTGCTAGGATACCAATGTTATCTTCCGTGTTCTTCAACAAGTAATGCTCAAGCTCCCGCATGATCTGACTCTTACCCATGCCTGACCCTGAAGTGATGGTAACTAATTCCTTACGTCTAAAGCCATAGGTAAAGGAATTCAAGCAGTCCCAAGGATAGGGTATGGATTTGACATCCTTCTGCTCTTGAAGTAACTCCCATGTGTCTAAGCCTGAGACAATACCGTCAGGTCTAAATGCCTTGGCGTTCCACCACTCCTTGACAAACTCTGCAACCTTACGAGACTTAAGCATCTCGCCTGCGTCCTTCATAGGTAGCGTTACGTTCTTAGCTTTGTTGGGGGTGAAGAGATTAAGCACTGCCTTGGCTGCTTCCGTTCCTGCCTTGTCGTTATCGAAACAGATGACCACATTGTCGAAGGTCTCTAGCCACTCTAGGTTTGCTTTGATGTCTTTGGCTGCACCGGCTGCTCCTGATCTGATGCTGACTGCTGGCCACTTTCCATCGAACATTTCGTTGACAGCAAGCGCGTCCGCCTCGCCTTCTGTAACCGTGATGTATTTACCACCTGACTTGAACGCCTGTTGGCCGAAGAGACCCGCATTATTAAACTCTCCTGTTGCATAGAAGGACTTGTTCTCTACGATGCGTACCTTAGTACCTGTTGCATCGCCTGTGTCCTTATCGTAGTAAGGGTAGTGGTGCTTAGAGATAGTACCGTCAGGCCCATACTCTACTGTGACACCGTATCGTTTAGCTGTCTCTTGATTGATACGCCTGTCGGAGATTGCTGCTATTACGCCTGTCATCTCTAATTTCCTCGCTGGTCTGGTGTGGATTCTGGTAACTGTGCCATCGCCCCGCTCGTAATGTGAACAGCCGCCTGAGAAACAGACGGCGTGTCCATCGGAGTACCTAGCCAAGTTATCCTTAGAGTCACACGAAGGGCATGACTCATGTTGGACAAAAGTGGACTCCGATTCCATTAGAAGTCCTCACCAGCTTCTTGCTCTGCTACTTCCAAGACCTTGATCTTGTTGAGGTATGTACCTGTACCGTGGACAGGATGAGGCTGACCCTCTGCCCATAACAGCCTGACCTTACTACCTCTACCAATGCGACCAGCAAACGGAGAACCTTCTGCGTCCATCACTGGGACATCGTACTTGGTACTAAACTTACGTTGCTTTGTACCTTCGTACTCGCGGAGCTTAATGCCTGCTGACTCTAACTTCTCTGCTGTTGCGTCATCTACGCTAATGACAACTGAATACTTGCCAGTGGATTGACCCTGATACATCTCGTGGGTGTCTAGGTTTTCAAACGCTATTGTACCTTCTACTACTGCCATGATTACTTCCTTCTAGGTTATTTGCTACTACTTAAGTAGCGATTGATTAAACTTTAAAGATTATTATTAAACATTCCCTTTGCTTACCTAAGTATTATAATCATTAGTCAAAAAGGTGTCAAGTTCTTTTTCACTTAAATGTTGACTAAGTGCTGTGATTATTTCTACTTCGTTAATTGCATCGTTGGAGTGTGAGTAACAGGTGTTACAGAGATCAGCATGGAGGCCAGTTTGTTTGTCCCTCCGCTTCAACTCGTACTCACCTAAGATTACGTCACATGCTCTGCATCTACTCATCTCTAAATACCTCGTTATGTTTGTTGGCCATGTTCATGTATGGGTTGGCATAATACTCATCTCTTACCTGCCTAGCTACTCTCTGTGTCAGCTCAGATAAAGACATACAGTATACCTGATACTCGACCAGTTCGTCAACCATGACGTGCGCTGCGGGTTCGATCCAGTCATTCTGATCGTACTCATATCCTAACAAGTTCTCTTTAATTTTACTCTTCTATTTCTACCTCCTCGTATATCCTACCGTATGTGATTAAGCACAGAGGCAGGCTAATTATTGTACCCATGAAGGGCAAGGCACTCTGCTCACCCGTGATGTTGTTAAAGACCCAGACAGCACGACTGTCAGCAAACTCAAGATCAAAGCCTACACCTAGTCTGTACTCTATAGATAACAAGCGTCCGAACAGTATCATGCTACTAAACTCCTGCTCAACCACTCAGCGGACAGCTTAGCGCCAGCAGTCTCCATTAGAGGCCATACAAACGCCCTATCAGGGCTTCTAATCTCATGGTCACTAAATGACTCAGCAAAACCAAAGCGATTGTGCAGCGTGGTTTTAGCCATGTCTGTGATCAATGCTATTTGAGCTAGACTATACGTTTCCCCGTAGATCATACGCTCG